CATCATGAGGCCGTAGACGAGGGCCACGTCGTTGGACCGGCCGCCGGAGGCAATGAACTGCGCGTGCTCCTCTTCGCCGAGCACCGCCCGCGCCAGGGAGATGGACGAGTTGTCGCCTTTTTCGTTCAGCTCGTCCAGCAGTGCTTGCACTTCGTCGGAATTGCACAGCGGGTGCGGGACCAAGAACCGTCCTCCGTCCGTTGTGCGGAGGGTGACGCCGGGTTGGCCACCAACTTTGTCGATGGCCTGCGCCCGCATGTCGTCAATGTCCATCTCCGCGGAGAGCGGAGGAAGAAACTTGGTCATGGTGATGCCTTTCGTCGGAATATCGGATGGGGCGTCGGAGTGGGGTGGAGGCTCGGCGGCGCGGCGTCCGACAACACCGCGCCGCCGAGGATCAGGGTCAGGTGATCGCGGTCACCGAGTTCGACGCCGTGGAAGCCTGCGACACCCTGCCCGTGGAGTCGGTGGCGGTCACCGTGAAGCTGTAGGACGTGCCCACTGTCAGACCGGACACCACAGCGGTCGGGGCCGAAGCGGTACCACCGAACGCGACGGTCGCACCAGATGCGGCAGGAACGATCCCCACCGAATATGTGTACGGTGCGGTGCCGTTCGTCGGTGGGTTGAACGTCAAGTTCGCTTTCGCGCCGGTAACCGCGGTCGCCGCCACCGAGGCCACAGCGATCAACGCGGACAGCAGACGCCAACCGGGTCCGTCCGTCCACGTGTACTCCGCGAACCCCGCCACCTGGTCGTACAACGGCTCGAACATGAGCTTCGTCGCCTGCTCTGCCTTCGACTGATACGCCTTCACGTCAGGCTTGGTCAGCACGCAGCGCGGGTACAGGGTCACCTGGTAGCAGTCGGCGCCGAGCTGGTTGTCCACCGCGATGTGCAGCATGGAACGCAACGCCAACCTGGGGGTACGGGACTTCTTGAGCCCGTACCCGGCCGCACCGATCTGCTGCAACTGGGAGAACGGCACCGATTCACGCAAGGCCTGCACCACCGGACGCAGCGACTCGATGCAGGTGAACGTGGACTCCGCGGTGTCCTGGGTGACGTCCTTGCGGACCGTGGAACGGGTCTGCCACGCCGCGGTGTCGGCCACCGCATACTTCGGGGTGAACACCACCCCGTTCTCATCGAGCAGCCCCGTCTCCAAGAAACCCTGGGCGGTCAGCAGGTCCGACGACAGCAACCCGGTTGCCGAGTCGAAGGGCGACCAGTTGGCGAACGGATTCTGCAGGGAGTAGTCCTTGACGATCACGTCGCCGTACAGACCCTTGAACACGAGTTGCGGGTTGGGGACAAACAGGCTGTCCCAAGTTGCTCCGGCCATGATGTGTTGCTCCTTTTCAGATGGGGGAAGCGTTGAATCGGGAATGGACGGCATAGGACGCGATGTGGCGTTCCATGTTTTCGTCCTGGTAGTTGGACCAGAACGGTCCGTTGATCGTTTCGCAGTGGTCGATCAGCACCCCACCCACCACGGTGTGGCGCAAGTGGTGCATTTTCTGGTCGATTCGCCGGGCAATGTCACTCGACGTTTGCCGGTCCGCGGCGAAGGTTTCGACGTACATCACTGGCCGGTCGGTGATGTAGTCGTCCCCACCAGTAACGCGGGAGACGCGGACGAACGGCAGGCTCGGCTGGTTCGACATTTCCACGGACACGTCGGTGACACCGGGCACAGACGACAGGAAAGTGACCAGCACGGCCTCAACATCAGCGAACGCCATCACTCCCCGCCAATGGCCCGGTGCAGGACGTGCTGGGCGGTGTTGTGTTTGCTGCCGTACTCGATCCAGTGGGCTTTGTAGTCGTGCGCGGTGACACGACCCTTCATCCGCCGGTGACCTTGCACCACGGATGCTTCGATGGAGTCCCGGTAGTCACCGGGTTTGTCCACGTAGCCGCCTTTGAGGGTGTGTTCCTTGTCGCCCACCGGGGCGGCCGCCTTCGCGCGTTCGGCAACCTTGTTGGCCTCTTCGAGGAGGTGCGCGTGCAGCTCCGGGTCGGTTTGCAAGTACACCTCCATCCCGAGCGGGTCGGGAATGAATTGGGCAGCCATCAGCGACCCTCTCTGATAGGAGTTGCGCTCGCTGAGCCTTTAGCCGGTGGCCTTGCGGAGCAGGATGACGAGGTGGTCCGGTTTCCCGCGACGGTCCGGCTGAACCTGCGGATCACCGAACACCTGATACGTGACCCCGTAGGCCACCACCTGGCTTGTGGCCGTCAAGGTCAGGGCTTGCGGGGATGGTGGGGCCAGCAGCCGCCACATGGTCTGTGTCAGGTCCATGTCGCCGGTCTGCTCAGTCGTGGTGAGCGGCTGAAACGAACACCCCGTGATGGGGAGCTGCGGGGACTTCACCTCAACCGGAATGCCCTTGGTGCCTTTGGTGCCCGCGGTGACAGTGATCCCGTACACCGTTTCGTGCCCGAGCCTCACGAGTCACCCGCGTACGGGATCGACGTGATCGGCCACTCCGAACTAACCGCACCGTCCTGGCCGATTCGCAGCAACCACGAGTCGTAGGAGGAGTTTGAACTGGTAGCGGCACCAAGGTTGCCGAACGGACGCGGCGCCAAACTCGGGTGCAGCTTCATCGAACCCACACGAGACCGCTTCGAACGGTACGGGGCCAACGACTCCAAATCGCCAGGAGTGACTTGGAGCTCGCCGCGAACAGCGATCTCCCCGCGGATCGCCCATATCGCGGTCACCGTCCCCGCTGTTTCCTGCACCACCCCATCGACGTTGACCAGCAGGCGTTTCACCATGGTCGCGACGACAGTGGCCACAAGCACCGGGTCCAAACCCCCCAGGTCGGTGGGGTCCAACACGAACCGGGCCATCCGCGCCTTGATGTAGGGGGACTTCTGTTGCAGCATCGCAGCTGCCTTGACCAGCAGGTTGAACACTTGCCCCTGCTCATCCGCTGAGAGTGGTCGCCAAATGTCGGCTACGTCGTTCGGTACGGCACCGAAAGCATCAACCACGACGACCCCTCTCAGCGATGCGGCTTACTTGGCCGGCTTGTCGGGTGGGGTTTCCTTCACCTCGGGCTTGTCGGGGTAGTCACCGTCGGGGTACGGGTGCTTCCCGTCCTCGAAGCAGTGGGCGCCCATCTGCTCGGCGGCCCACTGCGGCAACGGGTCCTTGTCGTCCGGTCCGAAGGTTTCCGACTCGCCCTTGTCGTTGTAGACGTGGACGTAAGTCACAAGATCAGACATCACAACACTCCCGCAACGAAACTCAAGTTTGGATTGGCCAGACCCGGCAGTACGAGGGCCGCGCCCTTCGTCCACAAACTGATGGGGTCCTCTTCGGAGTAGACACCGGACACGATCCCGGCCTCATCCCCTTCGAGGCCCCACCGCGGGTCCAGAGCTTCTGCTGTGGTGCCCCAGAACGTGGCACCGAACATGGTGTCCTCGGGGGCGTCGATCGCCACCGGCTCCGGGAGCAGCACCACCTTGTTGTCCGGGATCACACGCTGAGCAACACCGTTCACGTTGACCTGCGCCTGGTACAAAGTGACCTGCGGCAAACCCTGTGCGGCGAACACGTTGTTCAACTGGTCCTGATTGATGACGGTCGACTGACCACCACCCACGTACAGCGCTTGCCCCCCGAACACCTGGTTGCGGATGCTCTGGTTGCGGAGCAGGTTGTTCCAGATGCGCCGGGACACGATCATCGCCGCCGGGTTCAACCCGTTCGTGGCGAGGTAGGTGTCCCGCCACGACATGATGTCGTTCAACGGGTCCGACGTCGCAGACGACCACAGGGTGGCCGCAGTGACGCTGTGCGCGGGGTTCCGGCCGAAGTCGATGAACTGCCCGAGCCCGTTCTCCGCGATCGTCACCGAACCGTTGACCAACGCATCACCACGGGCCAGTTCGACGCGGGCCGCGATGTTGCGGGTGACCCGCTCTGCGTCGTTGAACAGTTGCTCAACGACTTTCTGGTCGGTGACCTTCCGCATGCGCAGGCGGTCGTACTCACCGCAACGCTGCTTCTCCGACATTGGAGGCAGCTCGCCGCGCATCACGCTGAGCTGCTGGTGCCGGCCGATGGGCGACTCAGCGTCAAAGCTTCGGAACGACGCGGCGTCGGCCAGGCCGGTGCCACCGGACAGCAGCCGGTAGTCGAGGTCGTCGATCATCTTGTTGGGCAACCACTGCGCCAGCGAGAACTGGTTGACTGCGTAGTCCTCCAGCGCGTTGCGCACGTACCCGGTCAGCTCGGCGGGGTAGATGTAATCCTCATTCAGAAGCATGAGCTAGTCCCGCCTTTCTAGACGTAGATGATGTGGGCGTTGGTGCCCTGCGCGGTTGCGCTGGGCGCGATCGGGAGACGCGCGAGACGCACCCGGCCGTGGTCGAGCAAGGCTGCACCGACAGTGCCGCTCGCAGAGTTGCGAGGAACCTGCACAGCGGTGAACAAAAACCCGGCGAGGGCCTGTGTGCCATCGGTGGCTGCGTCAGTGACGGGGCCGTAGTTGCCGGTGGCGGTGTTCTTCCCCAACGGGAGACCGCTGGGGAAGTAGCCGTTCGGGTAGTGGGTGGAGGCGGTGAACGACGACATTTGCAATGTGATCGTTCGCGCCGAGGAAGTGCCGTGGGCGGAGCCGAGCCACGACTGATCGTCGCGGCCCTCCACGACACGCTGAATGGAGAGGTCCATCAGGTGCCCCTTTCAGGTGGGCTAGGCGGGTGAGCGGTGGGGATGCCGCTGCGCGTACCGGTCCCGGCCTGACGCCACGGAGGGGCTTGCGGAGCTGTTCCGCTGGCCTTGACCCCGCGAAGAGGGGCCTACGGCAGGCGGCTTACCTGTTCCCATGACGGGAGCGATGCCGTTGACATATGTGGTCACCTTGGCGGTATCCACGTCCCCGGAATCGGTGAGGAAGTGATCGGCATTGAGGGGTTCGAGGATCGCTCTCACACGGTCCTCATCGAGACGCCCTGCGGCGGCGGCCATGAAGTGGGCTTCCACGAGTCGCGGCCCGGCGGCGCGCATCGCCTCGGAGCGTCCTTCGGCTTTGGCTGCGGCAACGGCGCGTTCCTGCTCGGTGGCGTTCGCTGCCACCAGATCGTCGCGTTCCTTGGCTTTGGTTTTCAGGTCGTCGTAGTCTGAGCGGGCGCGGACAGTGTTTTCGTGCTTGCGGGACTGCGCTTTCCAGTACGCCACCTGCTCCTCGACGGTCATTTCGTTGACTGGGGTGTTCGGCGGGTACGGCGGCGGATCCTTCGGGGGGTCGGACGGCGGGCCCGGCTTCGGTGGGTCTGCGGGCGGTGGGTCGTTGGGCGGGTCTTCGGCGGCGCCCACGACGGGCCACACCGGCTTGCCACCGACGACGCCGAGGGCGCGGAAACCGGTGTGGGCGTGAATGGGCAGCGTGAGCTGAGACATGCGTGTTTCCCCTGTCGGGATAGGTGATGCCCATGACGGGCGAACCCACCAATGCGGTGGGCAGTATGGGGCGGACTACGCCGCTGGCAGAGCCGGATCCTCGGCAGGTGCCGGTGAACTCGCA